GTGCAGCAAGTAATTTAAAAACTACTCACGTTGCAGCAGTTACAACTGGTACTGATTACATCGCAGCAAATTAATAAGCTATGGAATTAACACCATATTTGTTTTGGAACATCTTCATAACTTTGGTGTTAGCTCCGGTGCTTTATAGTATTAAAAGCAATACTAGTGAAGCCAAACGCATAGATATACTCTTAAATAAAACACGTGAAGAAATGGCACGTGAGTATGTCACAAAAACAGAATTAAAAGAAGACTTTAATCTATTAATAGATAGGTTAGAAAAACTCCATGAAAAAGTAGATAAGCTTTTTGAGGTAAAGTAAAATAGGTATATAAAGATTATGAAACAATCAAAACGTAAAAGATATAGTACAGGTAAAAGGATATCGTATAAACACGGTGGACCACATACAACAGAAGCTAAACTAGAAACATTATCAAAAAAATCTAATGTTAAAGGTAATAATACACCTACTGGTTCTGTTCTTAAAGGACCTAAACTTGGAAAAGGAGTTACTATTAAATCAGGTTCTCAAAACATAGGTTCAAAACCTAAAAGTAAATCAGGTGATGATACCGTAACAGGTGGTCCAGTAGGTCCGGGAATATCTTTTGACCCTTCTGTAAAAAGTAGACCACCTTTTAAAAGACCACCACCTAAAAAAGACCCACCACCTAAAGTACCACCACCACCACCGCCTCCGCCTCCACCACCACCGCCACCACCTGATGAGGAAGATTTATCTCCTCAAGAAAAAGCTGAAAAATTATCAAGCGGTGAAGTTCCTCAAATAGGAAAGGCTAAAGAAGTAGAAGTTGGACCAGATGCTGATACTAAACAAATTTCAGAAAGAGAAAAAATAGAAGCTGCAACTGCTGAAGTAGAACCTATGGGAGAAGCAGCTCAAGGAACTGTTTCACAAACAGATGTTCCAACAGATATAGATACTTCTACTTATGATGCAACACAAGTAAGTACAGATGTAGATGTAGAAGCAAAAACAGGAACTGTTAGTCAAGGACCTATTGAAGATATACAAGGTGAAATAACAGCCGAAGTTAAATTTGCAACTGTTGATGCTGTAAAAGCAGAAGCTGCAAAAGCTAAAAATGTAGAAGATGTTCTATCTGGAACATATTTAGTTGATGAAGTAGAAGGTGAAGATACAACTGTAGCTGCAACACCTGATGCTGAAAAACAAGAACGTGAAACTATATTAGGAGAAGCTGCACCAGATGGAGTTGCTGCTCAAATTACTGATACTGTAGGTTATGAAGCAGCTAAACAAAGACCTGTAAAAGGTACAGCTGCTCAAGGTGCTGCTGCAACAATGATTGCAGAAACTGCAGACATTCCAGAAGACATAGCTGCTGCTATTGTAGAAGACCCTGCAACAATGACAGCTCAATTAGATACAGACCCAGACCCTGTAGTTACTGCAGCAATAGCTGCTTTACCTCAAGAAGCTTTAGTATCTGCACAGATGGAAAGCTTATTAGGTGGTATGGAAGATGGTGAAATCCCTTTATGGGCAAAACCAGCTGTAGCTGCTGTTAATCAAGGTATGGCTGCTAGAGGACTTAGTGTTTCTACTGTAGGTAGAGACTCACTCTTTAACGCTATTATTCAAAGTGCTATGCCAATGGCACAAGGAAATGCACAAGCTTTACAAGCTAGAGCTGCTCAGAATTTAAGTAACCAACAACAAGCAAACTTACAACAAGCTCAACAAACACAACAAATAAGAATGCAGAACTTGGCAAATCGTCAAGACGCTGCAAGTCAAACTGCTCAGATGTCTCAACAGATGAAGACAATGCAGAGTCAGTTTAATCAACAAGCAGTTATGAAAAGTGCTGACCAACAGCAACAAACTGCTATGGCTAACTTGCAAAATCAACAACAAGCTGCTGTAATAAAGTCTCAGAATGACCAGCAAATAGCTGTACAAAATTTAGGCAATAGACAGCAGATGGAAGTTGTTAATCTTCAAATAGAGGCTGCTCAAGAAGGAGCTAATCAAGCCGCAGTAAACCAAGAAAGATTAGCAGAGATGCAAGTTGCAGCAGACTTCTTATCTAAGAACGCTGCATTCAAACAACAGATGGAAGTTGCTAATTTAAGTAATGAGCAACAAATGAGACTAGCTAATTTATCTTCTCGTAATCTAGCAGAAAGCGAAAGAATGAGTAACGCTGAAAAAACAGAACTTGCAAATCTTAATAAGACTATGCAAACTAATCAGCTTCAAGCTCAAATAGCAAGTCAAATGAATTTGGCTCAACTTAATGTTGACCAGCAATCAGCTATCCAAAATGCTACTACAAAAGCAAACATGGATTTAACTAAGTTTAACGCTGCTCAACAAGTAGAGTTAGCTAATAGTAAGTTTATGCAAACAGTAGCTCTTACAGATATGAATGCTGAACAACAAGCTATTATGCAAAACGCAACTGCAATGGCTTCAATGGATTTAGCAAACTTATCTACAAGAGAAAGACTAGCTGTACAAAATGCTCAAAACTTTTTAGCTATGGATATGGCTAATCTTAGTAATGAGCAACAAGCAAGTATGATGAAAGCTCAACAAACGCATCAAAGATTGTTAAGTAATCAAGCTGCTGATAACGCATCTAAACAATTTAATAGTGCTAGTGAAAATCAAACTAATCAGTTTATGGCAAACTTATCTACTCAAGTAGAATTAAATAATACTCAACAAGCAAATGCAATGGAGCAATTTAATACACAACAAGAAAACGCTAAAAAAGCTTTAGAGTTACAAGTAGATGCTGATTTATCTAAAGCAAATGCTAGTATGGTAAATGGTATTAATCAATTTAATTCTTCACAAGAGTTTGCAAGAGACCAGTGGAATACTCAAAATGCTCAAGCAGTTGAACAATCTAACATAGCATGGAGAAGAAATGCTAATACAATTAATACTGCTGCTGCTAATCAAATAGCAATGAAAAATGCAGAAATGGTATTTAATATGACTAGTCAAGCTAATTCGTTTTTATGGCAACAATTAAGAGATGAAGCTAACTATGCTTGGCAATCTGGTGAAAATGAAGAAAATAGAAAAGCTCAACTTTATGCACAAGCAATAGCTAACGAAGGAGGCTCTGCAAAAAACTGGAGCAGTAACGTAAGTTCAGTTGGTAATTTAATTAAATCATTATTTGGTGGATAGGTAAAAAAAAAGGAAAATATTATGGGATGGCTAAGAAAAAAAGCAAAACAAATTGGTAAAGGTATAAAAAAAATAGGCAAAGGTTTAAAAAAAATAATGGGTAAAATTATGAAACCTTTTGCTAAACTTGGAATAGTGGGACAAGTTGCTATGGGATTTATTATGCCTTGGGCAGCTGGTGCAATTTGGCAAGGCATGACGGGCACTGCTTTTAGTATGGGAAGTTTTGGAACTGTTGCTGGTGAATTAGCTAAAAGTTCAAATTTGTTTTCTAAAGCAGCTGGTAAGTTAATGCAAGGTGTACATTGGGGAGCTAGTAAAATTAAAGGTGCTTATGATACTATAACAGGTGCAATAGGTGATGGGTTTAAACAAGTTAAAACTAAAGCTCAAGAAATGTTTGGAATAAATGCAGATGCTTCTGACCTTATTAAAAATACCCCAGATATGAAAGAATTTAATTTAGCTACTCCTGTTGAAACAGCTTTAAAAGATACAGGACTAGGAACACTAAAAGAACAAATAGTTAAAAATGTAACTCCAGAAAGTATGATAGGAGATACAGTTGTTAAAGATGTAGCAGAAAAATCTTTTTATCAAAAAGCTGCAGATAAAATTAAAGAAGAAGCATTAGGACAATTAGGAACTTCAGTAGCTACTAGAATAGATACAGCTATTAATCCTCCTGTTGATTATACTCAAGGTTCAAACGAAGTTCTTACAGACTTTTTAAGCATGGGTGCCAAGAATGCTTATACAAAATATGATGAAGTAGATATGGCTGCAATAGCTGCTCAAAATAATACACTAACTCAAAGTGGAGGATTGTATGCTAATTTAAATCACGCAATACAAACAAACACTTCATTTGGAGATGATGAATGGTGGTCTTATTTACAAGGACAAGGAGCTAACTAATGGAAGAAAACGTAATGCAACAACCTGACCAAGAAGGGTTAGAATATTTATCTACTAGTGGAAGACCAATTCCCGGTTCTTCTTTAGCTAATAGTCCAGAGAGTCCTTTTCCTTGGGAGCAACCACCGCAGTACACAGAACTACAACCTGCACAAGATGCTATATTTTTAGAAATTACAGAACCTGAAGCATATCATTCTCTTATGGAATTAATAAGAAATGATTTACCAATAGGTAACGTAGCTCAAATAATTCTTAGAGATGGTTTTCAAAAAGGAATGTGGAATCCTGATTTAATGGTACTGTTATTAGAGCCTGTTATGTATATGTTAATTGGACTAGCTGAGAAAGCCGGTATCCATAATTATGTTACTTATGAAGGTGAAGAAAATGAAGATGGTGATGATGATACAGATTCACAATTAGAAGGAATAGAAAAAGCTATGGAAATTGCTCAAGAAAGAGTAGTTCCAAAAGCTAAAGGCGGAGCACTTCCTAAAGCTATAGAAGAAAAACTTGAAAACTTTGAAGCTCCACCACAAAGAAGTTTATTAGAAAAACCAGAACAATCAGAAAGTTTACTAGGTAAAGGAGGAGTATAATGGGAATTGAATCTTTAGGAGAATCCCTATTAAGTCAAGCAAAATCAAGACGCAAAAAAGAAGAAAAACGAGCTAAACTTTTTACAGGTGTAATGCTAGGTGTGCAAGTAGGTAATGCTGTGTTAAGAAGAAAAGCTGAGAAAAGAGCTAATGAATTTTGGAGTAGTAATATTGGTTTAGTAAATCAAAGAGCTAATCAGTTTGATATGGGTGTTAAATGGCAAACTAATCATCGTGCTATGTTGAAAAAATATGGTAAGTATGAAGATGCTACAACAGGAGAAAACTGGACAAGTGCTTTTGATAGTATGAAACTGGAACAATATCAAAAATCTCCAGAATATAAAGATTTATATAATAATAATCCACAAGAATTTAATAAAATAATACAACCTAAACTTTTAAAAGATAAAGAAAGTTATAGACAAGAATTAAAAGGTTATTCAGATTTTAAAAATATTACAAGTTCTGATAAAGAAACAAAAACAGCTTATCAAAAACCTTTATTAGATAAACTTCAAAAAGGTGTGGATATAATTAATCAACAAGATAGTGTTGGAGGATGGTTATTCGGTAAAGTTGGTTTAAGACCATCAGCCGACTTAGTTCCTTTAAAAGATAGTAAAGGTGACACTATAACAGATAACAAAGGAAATGTTACAATGATTCCTGAAGGAATTGAAGATGATACTAGAGATGCTCTTATTGATTCTGTAGAAAAAACAATGACTAATTGGAATACTATACAGAAAGCAGTAGGTGTTAAACAAAACCTTACAAATCTTGAAATAAATGCACTAGTTCCTAAATTTACTCCTTCAATGACTCCTGATAAAGAACTTATAGAAATAAGTAATATAGCACAATTAAATGAAAACCCAAGAGAAAATTTAAAACAAGAAGATTTTAAAATTAAACTTGGAGGCGGAGAAACAACAGTATATGAATTTTTAAATCAATTTGAGATAAGCGACAAATTTAAAGGGTCTAATGTTTACTTAACTGAAACTCAAAAAGCACAAGTATATCAAGATGCTTTAGCAATCGCAGATTATAAATACAAAATGTACATAGCTGAAACTGAAAAAACTGGACTTGGTGCTTTAGCTTTACCAGATGGAGGTAAATTAAAATTTTATGAAGATGCTTTACAAGAAGTTATACTTGGAGATTTTACTTATCAAATAGGTAAAGACCGTAGTAAATTAGGTTTCGGTGCTGATGAAGCCCGTGGAGTTTATAAAAGAACTAGAAGAAATGAGTTTTTAAATAGTATTATAAATAAAGATACTATAACTATATCAGATTCTAAAGGTAAAGATTTAGAAATTTCTCAAGATTCTATTGATAATGTTTTAACTGATGAAGATATAAAAAATGAAAAAGATAGTATTAATAAATTTACAACTCCTGATGAAGTTATAAATCACTTTAAAGTCACAGTAATGTCAGACCCTAATTATCATAAAGTTTCTCCAGAAGACCGAGCAGACACCATTAAAGCTATAATACTTCAGTATCCTGAGATGTCTGCATCTTTAACAGATATGTTTGTAGATATCCTTACTCAACCACAAGATATAAAACAACGTGGAGAAGTAGATAATACAAAAGTTACTACATTAGAAGAAACTCCTTCCTTACTTTCTCCTTCAGATAGACTATCTACTGAAGAAATGAATAGAAGAATGGATGAAGGTGTAAAAAAAATGGGTGAAAAAAGCATTAGTTTAGGAAAACTTCTAGGAATGGATAAAGAATCTGTAAGGAATAGAGTGACTGAAAAAGCTGAAAAATATTTAAGTGGTGAAACTTCTTCTTTTACTTCTAGTATATTTAATAAATGGGTAGAAGAAACAAAAGGAATTAAATCTTATAAAATTAAAAAAGAAGATAAATTTGAATTAATTAAAGAATTTTTAGAATTTTTAAATCCATAGGAAGCATTATGTCAACTGATAATACTGTATATGACGCTAATTATTTTTTAAATAAGTTTAATGCAGAACCCGGTGAAACAGAAGAAGAAAAAAAGAAAAGAGAAGAAGAAGAAAGATTAAAACAAGAACAACAAATAGCTGAACTTATTCGTGATGAAGATGTAGAACTTTTAAATTATGAAGGTAAAAAAGAAAAGTTTGAATCTCCTGAGTTAGAAGAAAAAATAATTCCTGATTCTGTAGTTTCTGAAAAACCTCAATATGACTCTAATTATTTTTTAAATAAGTTTAACGCTACATCTATTGTAGAAGACAAAATCGCTGATGAAGAACCCACTACTACACAAAAAATAGAACTTGGTGCTTCTTTAGAACGTCATACACTTGGAAATCTTTTTAGAACTGTAAAAGCTGGAGTAGCTACTTTAAGTAATAACAAAACTTTTCAAGATAATATAAAACAAATTGAAGAAGAAAGACGTACTAAAATATTTAATACTTTAGAAGAAAAATACGGTACAAGTTTTAGAGAGCATGAAAACGATGCAGCAACTATAACAGGTAGAGTTGGTGTAGCCATAGCTGACCCAGTTACTTTCTTTATACCTTGGGCAAAAGTAGCAAAATTAGGTAAGATTACAGCTACTGGAGTAGGTGCAGGTATAGGTGCTACAGATATGGCACTATATGAGTATTCTGCTTATGGTGAAGTTAATCCTAATAATGTATTATTTGGTGCTGCTGTAGGTGGCGGAAGTTCTTTATTAGGCTCTGTAGTTGCTAATAGATATAGGTCTGTTGATGGAGATGAAATTAATTTAGGTAAAATAGATAATCCTGAAGCAAATACTATTGTTAAAAGTTCTGTTAAAGATGAAGAAGTTATTACTTTAACTACAAAAGAAATTGATGATTTAGATAAAGGCATACAAAAACTAGTAAAAGAAAATCCAGTTATATTAGAAGAGTTAGAAGCTTCTCCTATACTTGTAAACATGTATAAGAAAGCTAAAAACGATATGTTAAATTATAAAAATGCAAAAGATATAGAAGCTAAATTTAATGTAACAACAGGACAACTAGATTTTCCAGAAATATCTAAATTAGATATTAAAAATAAAGTCAAAATAAGTCCTACAAAATTAAAAAATTTAAAAACTAAATCTAAAGAAGCTGAAAAATTTTTAGCAGATGATTTTTTTGATTTAATGCAAAAAACTGCACGTGGTCAAGTAGAAGTAGTAGACGGTCAATTAAAAATATTAGCTAAAGATTTTGAGCTAACAGATAATTTATTAAAAACAGTATTAAATGAAAGCTTCAGACCGTTGTTTGGTGCAGGTGTTGGTTTTACAGCAGGAACTTTTATAGGTGATGAAGACGATACTATTAATTATACTTTAATGGGTGCCGGTATGACTTTTGGTTTAATGTATAATAGAGTAAAAGATGCAGATTATCTTTTAAAGGGTCAGAAAGAAAAAGCTTTTGGTCTTATAGAAAATGAATCTGCGAGAATGTTACACAATTTTTTAAAAGTTAAAGGTTCTGGAACAACTGCCAATAGATTAGTAAACCATGGTGATGAGTTAGAAGTAATCGGACGTAATTTATTTACGGTATTAGATGGTAAGTATAAAGGAATTATGTCTGCCGAAGAAACTTCGGATTTAATGGTCGGAATTTTTTCTAGAAGAGTTTCAGAAGTTGTTCAAGATGCGTCTGATGTTCAAAGGATAGCTGCTGGTAAATTAGCTACTAAAACAATGACACGAGCTGAAATTAAAGCACTAGGATTTTCAACTAAAGAAATGGCAAACATTGATGTACTTGCTGGTAATTCAAAATTATTTGTAAAAGAAATGTTAAAATATGTACAAGATGCTGGAGTTACTGTAAAACAAATTGATAATTATGATTTACCGCAAATGTATGCACAGAAAAAAGTTTTTGCTAATCCTACAGAAGCTAGAAAAATATTTGAAAATGCTTTAAAAGCAGAATTTCCTAACTGGGACAAAAATGTAATAAATAAATTACAAGATTATTACCCTGAAATAAGTAAAAGTGCTGATGTAAAAGATGTTGCTAAAATAATTGTAGAAAACATAAGTGGTAGAGGAACAACTACTATGTTTAAAAATGAAAATATAAGTAGTGGAATACTTGGAAACTTTATAGGTATACCAGAATTAAAAAACTTTCAAAAGGAAAGAATTTTTAAAAGTTTAGAATCTAGAAAAATTTTAGAACCTATATTAGAAAAAGATATTAAAGAAGTTTTAGATGCTTTTATTAGAAACACTACGAAGGGAGTAGAGTTTTCTAGAAAAATTGGAGAAAATGGAGAGTTATTAAATAAAACATATGCTCGTATTCGTGGTAAATATGAAAGAGGCTTAATAAATGAACGTGAATACAAAGACAAAATAAAAACACTTTCTAAAACTGTAAATGCTTACTTTGGAACTTTACATAAAAGTGCTGCTGACCCTTTTCAAAGTGATTTAGCTAAAGATGGATTTGCACTACTTACATTTTTATCTAATACAACAATGTTACCTCGTTCTATTATACCACAGTTAGGAGATTTTTTACAGCCTTTTCAAAATAGCAGTGTTTATTCTGCATTTAGAGGATTTGCAGCAGCTTCTAAAAAAGATAGTATTGCAAATACTTATAGAATAGGTGGTAAAGGAAGATTTGGGATGACTAAAGGAGACATAGCTTCTACAGTTAATAAAGATATTGAAGCAGCTATATCTTCTGGACTAGCACCTACTACAAAATTTCAAGAAAAGCTAGGAGACTGGACTCAAACATTTTTCAAAATGAATTTAATGGCTCCGGGAACTAACTTTGCTGCTAAAGGTGCGTTTGGTACAGGTATAGATGAAACATTTAATATAGCTAAAAAAATAGGGAATAAAACAACTATTAATTCTGCAACAAGAAATAAATTAAATTATTACACAGTTAATATGAAAGAAATAAAAACTTTAAATAAATTTAAAAGTGTAGAAGAAGCTTTAGCTAATAAAACAGGAGAAAGAATCCTTGTAAAAGCTGGTAATAGAGCTCGAATTAGAGATGTTGGTTTACCCGGAGTCGGTAATAGACAATTTTTTGCACAAAGTAACAATCCAGCAGTTAAATCTGCAGGTTTATTTTTATCTTGGGCACAATATAAAGTAGCACAAATGAACTCATTAATTAAAAGAGTTGAAGATGGAGATTTAAAATTAGCTATTAAAATGTTGGGGACTATAGGTATTTTTGGAGGACTAAGGGAAGCACAAATTGTAGCTAGTCCAGCAAGAGAATATTATGCAAAAAATGAACCAGAAAATTTTAGTGCTAAATGGTGGGGAGAAGGTGCAGCACTGTCTGGTATAATAGATTGGAGGGCTGAAAAACTTTCTAGAGTATTTGGAACGTGGGCAGGTACAGGATATGGAACTGCTACGTCTGCTATATCTCCTTTGTTTGGATTATTAGATAGATGGTATAATAATATTGGTAAAACTTATAGAAATTTTGAAAAAGGAGATTACGAAGGAGCTGCTGTTTCAGGATTAAGAACATTACCTTTAGGTGCAGAACTTGTAGATTATACTAATAGAGCTTCAGAAATTTTAACAGAAGAAAAATTAATAGAAGACAAACCTAATAGACCTATAGGTGCGGATAAAATATATGACCCTGTTAGAGGATATGCAACAGGAGGATTAGTAAAAGGCAAAGACGATGTACCACAAACTAAAGAAGACCCTGCTAATAGAGTAGACCCTTTTACAGGACTACCTTACTCAGACCAAATGACTAGGCTAGGTTTTAATGAAGGTGGTATAGGTATAATTGATACTATAAGAAACTTAGTGCAAAAATATAAAACTCAAACTGAAAAACAATATAAAACAGGTGCAGATGGTAACTTTGTAAAAAATGAAAAAGGAAAACTTATATATATAGGAAACGCTGATATAAACAAAGAACCTGATAATTTTGTTAGAGATATGTATTTAAAATTAAAAGAAAGTGGTCATCCTTTTCCAGCTATGGCAGCCGCACAAGCAGGAGCAGAAAGCAAATATGGTATGAGTAAAATAGCTCAAGAACTTAATAATACTTTTGGAGTTAAAGTAAGAAAAGGAGAAGATTTTAAAGGTGTAATGATGCCTACTAAAGAAGACTATGGAGAAGGACAAGTAGATGAAGTAGCTAATTTTAGAACATATAATACTATTGAAGATAATATAAAAGGCTATATAAATTTTTTAAATACAGGAAATTATAATAAAGCTTTAAATGCTAAATCAGATATAGAATATTTACAAGAACTTAAAAATGCTGGTTATGCTACTGACCAAAGTTACGTAGATACGGTTAGTTCTGTTTATCAACGTAATTTAGATAAAGGTACTTTTGAACAATGATACTTTACACAGAGGCACAACTTGAAAAAGCTTATAATGTTTATAGGCTACACCAACTTACACAAGGCGTAGGTTTTATGGACTTAGAAAGTTTTAGAAAACTATACGAAGATTTAATGGAGCAAATAGTATAATGGGATTTCCTTTTGAAATAGTAACTATGTTAGCTTCTACAGTCTTAGGTGGCTTTATGAGTGTGTGGGCTGAAAGTCGTAAAGCTAAAGCTGAAAATCAAAAGCTACTTATAACACGTGGCGAGTTTGAAATGAAAGCAAAAAAACAATCACTTGACCACGGATTAAAAGATAAAGGTTTTGCATGGACAAGAAGAATAATAGCACTAACATCTGTGTTTGCTATTGTGTTACTGCCTAAACTTGTAGCTGTCTACTATCCTGATGTATCTGTTACTGTAGGTTATACTAACTGGAATCCGGGATTTTTATTCTTTAGAGAAGGTAGAGAAGTATTTGAGTGGATAACTTTTCAAGGGCTTGTAATAACGCAATTAGACACCAACTTAGTATCAGCTATTATAGGTATGTATTTTGGTGGTAGTTTAGCTAAAGGTAAGTAATGGGTAACAACAATAACATGAACAATCAAATGGGTGGCTTTAGTGGCGACATGGATAGAAACGAGGTAGAAATTGACCTTAATAAATTTATGGCGTTATTATCTGAGAAGTCAGCTTTAAAAGATAGGATACGTGAGTTAGAAGATGAAAGAAATGACAATCCTTATCAACGATGGATATTTGTAGCTCAAGCTATAGATAGTTGGAGACTTATACCTAGAGCTTTTCTTAGTGTATATATGTATTTATTATACTATGTAGTCTTTTGGTATATGGATTTAGTAGACCCAAGCATGGAGCAATCAGGTTTAATATCTGTTGTTGTAGGAGCAGGAGCAGCTTGGTTTGGGCTTTATACTTCTAGTTCAAAGTCAGGTAAAGACTTCGGTAAAAAGTAAATGAACGCTAATCAGTTTATGGATTTGTTAGAGACTGTAGGTATTCCTGCAGCTTTTGCAGTTGCTGCTGGTTGGATGGTGTGGAAATTATTCCAACATTTAATAGCAGACGTACACAAAAAATTAGATGTGCAACACGGTATGATAGTTGCACTGATAGATAGAGTAAGACAGATGGATAACGATATGATAAGAATAGACTCTATGTGTAGAACAGTATTAGGAGTTCAAGTAGACGTAGATAGAATAGCAAGAGCAGATGGAAAAAAAGACCAAAGAAGAGATTAATACAATAGAGGACATACACCCAATGACACAAATTACAATAGCTTCAATAGTTCAAGTTTGTGTATTAGGTTTTATGTTGTTATCTATGTTAGTAATTGGAAATTTATTTTAAAAGATATGAAATTAGTACCGACATTTAAAAGTAATAAAACTATAAGAAACTGTAAGTTTTGTATGTTCTTTTGGACTATGCTTATTATGTTCTGGTCTGTTGATAGTCTATCAGATGAAGTAGTATTTAAATTTAAAAGCCCTAGCTTTAGTGGTATAGGAACTTCAAGTCATTATCTTACAATACAAAATCAAGAGTTTAATCGTAAAGAAGCCCTTAAAGCAGAGATAAAAGCTTTACAAGACCAAATAGAAAGAGACAAAGAAAATACTACACTTGCAAGATTTATAAGGAATTTAGAGTCTAGAATATACGCACAGTTATCTAGACAGTTAGTAGAAAATTTATTTGGAGAGACACCTTCAGATAATGGCATATTAGAATTAGAAGGCAATACTATAGAGTATAGTGTTGTAGATGGAATAATAACTTTGATTATAACGGACAGTGATGGAAATTCTACAACGATTTCTTTGCCTATCGGTACTTTTACTTTCTAGTTGTGCAGTTCTAAATGAGAACAGTGACTTAGTATTAACTAAAAAAATACAGTCTACTTCTACAATAGAGTTACAATCAGAAGAGTTAAAGAATTTACCACCGGCTAAGAACAAACCAACAATAGCAATATACCCTAATAGTTTTAGAGACTTAACAGGGCAAAGAAAAAGTAACAGTACTTTTGCTTTGTTTAGTACAGCTATTACACAAGCACCTGAAGCTTTTTTAATTAGAGCTTTTAAACATACAGCAGGTGGACAATTTTTTAGAGTTGTAGAAAGAGTAGGTTTAGATGACCTAACAAAAGAAAGACAACTAATTAGAAGCACTCGTCAAGAGTTTGAAGAAGACAAACAAATGAAACCTTTGCTATTTGCAGGGTTACTAGTTCAGGGTGGAGTTGTTAGCTATGAAGCTAACCTCAAATCTGGAGGTGCTGGTGCTAGATATCTAGGAATAGGTTCTAGTAAACAGTACAGAGAAGACGCAGTTACTATATCTTTAAGGTTAGTATCTGTGTCAACTGGTGAAGTACTTACAGAAACATTAGTTTCTAAAAGTATTTTATCAACAAGTATTTCTCAGGATATATTTCGTTTTATTGAAACTGGTACTGAACTAGTAGAAGTAGAAGGTGGTGTTGCTGAGAATGAAAGTGTTTCTATAGCTTTGCAAAAGGCAATAGAGACAGGTGTTTTAAACATAATAAAAATAGGAATAGAGAGAGGCTATTGGGAATATGAATAACAAATTAATACTAACTGCACTAGTGATTATGTCTATAATGACTTATGCAGCGGATAATGAGATATACGTTGAACAATCTGGAGCTACTGCTAATCTTGATTTAGAGCAATTAGGTTCTGCTAATATTATAGGTGGACTAAATTCCGTATCCGGAACTTTAACACCTTTAGATTTAGACGGAACTTCTATGACACTGGACATAAACCAAATAGGTTCTACTAACAGTTTCTTAGGAGATATAACTGCTGATAACTTCACAGGCTTTTTTGAGTTTGATGGAAGTAGTAATGATTTTACTATACAAGTTGACCCTACTAATACATACGGAGCTGATGGTTCAGATGTTAATGTAGATGTAACTGGTACTAGTAATACTTTTACACTTGATTTAGCTACAAGTTCTATGTCTAGTAATACAGATTTAGACTGGATTATTAACGGAGATAGCAATACTATTAATGCTGATATAGATTATGACGGTGCTACTAACTACATGGATATTGATGGGGATTCAAACACTGTAAACTTTGATGGACAGGGATACGCAGGAGGTTACTTCTACCTTGACCAGACAGGTAACAGCAGAACTTTTAATATAAATCAAATGAGTACACTTGATAATGATTGGCTTAAAATATTGTCTACTGGTTCTAGTGGTACTATCTGTGTCATTCAGAACGATGGCGGAACCGCAGTCGGCTGTTGATATAGGTAATATAACAGAACTAAACGGTACAGGCAGGGTTGTAAGGGATAAAACCTTTAACGCTGCCTTATCTTTTAACATAAACAGTTTTGATAATGTCCAAACTTCTAACGGAAGATTGGGTATTACATTTAAAGATGACAGTCAAGTTAGATTGACTGAACATTCTAAATTAATTATTGATGAATTTATCTATGACCCTGACCCATCTAAATCTAAGATGGCTCTACAATTTGCTAGTGGAACTGCAAGGTTTATTACTGGCAAGTTAAATAATATAAACAAAGAGAACATAGCTATCTCAACTCCGAGTGCTAATGTTTCTATTCGTGGTACAGATTTTACCATTACAGTCAATGAGATTGGAGAGTCTTTAATTATATTATTACCAAAAGCAGATGGAACTCCTAGTGGAGAAATATTAGTGGCAACAGCTATGGGAGAAGTTATTCTCAATAAACCATATCAAGCTACTACAGTTTCTATGTTTGAAACAGAACCTACTAAACCGGTTATATTAGATTTAACTTTAGAGTTAATTGATAATATGTTAATAGTAAATCCACCACAGGAGAAAATAGATGTACAAGGAGAGAATGGAGTTAGCGTTTCTAATATTCTTGATGCTGACTTCCTTGACTTTGATGATTTAGATGTAGACTATCTTGCAGAAGATGACTTAGAGTTTACAGAGCTAGATATAAATTATTTAGATGTAAACTTTCTTGAAGACTTGTTAGACATAATACAGGATGTAAATGAGTTGGACCAGACAGAAACTTTATTGAAAGCTGACTTAGATTTAAAAGGAACGAGTATGGGATTTGATTCTAATACTCAGGTTAATACTTTTGCTACAGATAATATAATAACTTTCTTAAAATCATTAGAAGATACAGTAAGATTAGATTTGGACAAGACAGGTTCTTATACTGTCATACTTGTACAAAATGGAAAGAGTACACAAATTATAGTAAATGGTGGTGGTTCTTCTACCATAACAATTAAACAAGGTAATTGAAATGAAATATTTATGTCTATTATTATTTGGAATTAGTTTACAATCTGAACTAGATTTAACATTACCTGAACAACCTGCTGCATATATACCACCAGAAACTAAACTATTAAATTTAGGAGACTATAATGAACCTCCTACAAAAGCACAGTTAATAACTTTTTGGACTCTTAATGTTTTAGATGTTTATACAACTCATAAAGGTTTAAAAAAATGTAGCACCTGTAGAGAAACTAATATTCTTTTACCTGATAGACCAGAGTTAAAAGAATTACTATTACAAAAAGCTATAGTCGGTACTTTTTATGCAAGAAATGGTAGTAAAAATTATATAACTGTTATGAATGTAGGTTTAACATATGCAGTTATTAATAATTATAGTCATTTTTAGAAAAACGACATCCCACAATGCTCTGTATTGAATAGTTAGAGGGTAAGTAATACCTTGGCTTCAAAAATATCTATTATTCAACCACGGGCTTCTAAGAAGCTCTCATAGCATTTTCGGATATTGTGTAGATTTGGATAGGTTTTTCTTTACCTTTTACATAAATATCATCTAATCTGTCTAATTTTATGTCTGTTTGCTCTGCTGTTCCTTGAGCAATGACAATATCTTCTCCAACTTCTTTACAACTACTCTCCATTCTTGCTGCTAAATTTACTGCATCTCCTAAAGCTGTAAAGTCAAACCTTGTTTCGCTACCCATATTACCAATAACAGCAACTCCACTATTAATACCTATACCAATATCAATACCTAGTCCTGCTTCTCTCATTTTCTTTTTGATTTCTATAGCTGTTAGTATTGCTCTGTCTTCGTGCATATCTAAATCTAAAGGAGCATTAAAGATTGCCATCATTGCATCGCCTATATACTTGTCAACCATACCACCATACTTCTTAACTGCATCTGATTGTATAGTCAAAGCTTTGTTCATTATATCTGTTACTTGTTCTGGTTCTAATCTTTCTGATAGTGAAGTGAAGCCTCTGACATCTGTAAACAAAAAGGTACAGTATCTTCTTTCGCCACCAAGTTTTAAAAGTTCTGGATTATCTTGTAATTGTTTTACTTGTCTTGGGTCAAGGTAATGTTCAAACTGTTTCTTTATTTGTTGTCTTAGTTTGTATTGAGTTCTAAAGTTTAAATAGAATTGTTGAGTTCCTATTAATAACATACTTATTAAAGACCAAGTTACATCTATCAAGTAACCAATAGATATAAAGTAATATCCAAGAGAACCAACAGATAACATAGATACTCCTGCTAATACTAAGCCCCATGTAATTCCAAAGTAACTTATAACAAAAGCAATAAGCAGACCGGAAACAGTTAATATTAGTAATTCAGCGAATAATCTATAGTCAGGTATGAACGGAGAGTTAATCAAAATACTTTCTGCAAGGGCAGACTGTATCTTGTGAGGCTCTAGTAGCCCATTTGGTGTCGCTAAAGTGGGCATAACACCCTTTGCAGTAACACCTACGAATACAAACTTGTTTGCTACATTCATTTCAGATAGTGTAGTTTGTGGTGTATCAACCCAACTAATCCATTTACGACCAAGACTATCTGTGCTTATTGGATTTAATCCTCTTACTCTTATTTGTTCTATACCATTGTCATTTGTTTTTATCTGATAAGTTTTACCACCTACTAATACTTTTAAAACTTCTGTACCAAAAGCAGCAACCCAACCATTAGGTGTTTGTTGTAGTAGTGGTAATCTTCTTACAAGGTTATCAACATCTACTGGTGCAGACACAGCACCTTGAGAAGCAGACTCTTGAAGTTCGGGTATGTTTTGTAAAAACCCTGTAGCTTTAGGTAAGTCTACATCTGGTCCAAGAATAACAGTACCATGTGTTTTAGGATAAATACCATTATCATATTCGGGCATTGCTAAGATACTAGGAGCATAAGATAATGCTTCTGCAAAAACTTCATCGCCTTCAAACCTATCTGGTTGTGGAAATAAAATAACCCAGCCTACACCTAATGCACCTTTGTTAAGTAAGTCTATTTGTATTTGTGCTAAGTCTTGTCTAGGAAAAGGATAGCCTCCTCTTTCTCTTACATCTTCTTCTGTGATATTTAAGATTACAAAGTTACCAGAGGGTTCTGGTGTTTCTATAAAAGCATCAAAAGTTTTAAGTCGTAAGACTTCTAAGGGTGTGAAGTTAAATAATAAAGGTAGCGTTAATAAACCTAGTAATAGACTAGCCCATTTCATTCTGTCATTCTTCTAGCATTTAAATTAGCTTCTATATAATTATGTACTTCATCTAGTTTGATAGTACCTTCTCGTAATACAGATTTTAAAGTTGCATACTCTTCATCTGTAAAGTAAGGTTTCAATTCTGTAATGTCTGTAATTGTTCTCTCTGTTATTAGCTTACCTGCTCTATTGTATAATATTTTATACGCAAGAAGAGTTGCTTCTTTATCTTTCATTTTATATCCTTATACCATAAATTCTATTAATAAATTTTTTATTAAAAGAACAAGACCTACTGCATTTAAAATAATTAGTGCTCTATCTTTCCAAAGTAATCCTACACATAACCAACCTGAAACTCCTATTATAGATAAAACTAAATCATATAGTTGCATACCTTCTATACCTCTTAGAGACATAGCAGTTACAATAATAAAACTAGAAATCCATTTTACATACCAAGATAAATCTCCTTTCGGAGTTTCAGATTTTAATATCTTACTCACTCAAATCACTAAATGTTATATTGTCTTGTCTTCCTCTTAACCCTGCTTTCATATATGTTGTTGCTCTACCTTCAAAGAAATTTTGATGTTCAACACCAGTTACTTCATCAATCCAACCTAGAGGATTTTCTTTTTGGTCATAATTAGTTTTAAGACCAAGCTGTAATAATCTTCTGTCAGCTATATATCTATTGTAAGCATACATATCTTTTTTAGTTAGTCCTTGAATATCTCCCATTTCAAATACTAAATCTAAAAACTTATCTTCTAATGTTACCATCTGTCTGCAAATTTCATATAGTTCTTTTTTAAAATCATCTGTCCATATTTCTATGTTTTCTTTGATAAACTCTCTAAATAGTTTAGTCATAGCTTCAACATGTAATGACTCATCACGAATAGAATAAGTAACAATCTGTCCCATACCTTTCATCTTTCCAAACCTAGGAAAGTTTAACAAAATTGCAAAGCTACTAAATAATTGTAACCCCTCAGTAAAAGCAGAATAAACAGCAAGAGTTTTTGCTATGGTTTCTTTCTTAGCTTTACTAGGTTTAAAGTTACCAACATAGTCATGCTTGTCTGACATCTCTTCATAGTCAGCAAAAGCTTTGTATTCTATGTCCGGCATTCCAACTGTATCAAGTAATAAACTGTAAGCATGTTGATGTATTGATTCCATATTAGCAAAAGAACCCATCATCATTCTTGCTTCTGGTTTCTTAAATAAAGGCATATACTTATCTATATATCCTGCACCTACATCTACATCTGATTGAGTAAACAATCTAAATATTTGTGTAAGTAAATTCTTTTCTTTGTCTGTTAAATCTTGCCAGTCTTTAACATCTGTATGTAGTGGTACAGACTCCGGCATCCAATGCATTTGATTTTGTAATACATAGTAATCAAACATCCATGGATATTCAAATGGTTTATAATAATCTCTATTGCCCAACAAACTCATGTCTATTCTCCTTTAATATTTTTAAATGTTCTGTTGCTTCTGCATATTCTTCAAATAATTTAGCTACAGTATCTACTGTATTAGGGTGGTCAGCTACGCCTACACCATCTATAAAATACATTTGAATATTACACAAAGCTTCTGATTTTTTTGCCTCATACCTATTATATAAAGCATCATACATGTTTTCTTTTATCATGTTATCCCTCACAGGCTATACATTCCACATCATCTAACTTGATTCTTGGAACTTTAATGTTTACATTTTCTACATTTCTAGCTGCGTTAGACCTAAAATAGTAGAGTGATTTTAATTTACTCATACCATACCAATGAACATCATTAACATATTGCATATATTCATCATGCGTTTCTTGAGGCTCTGTTGCTTTTGGTAAAGTAAAAAATAAATTTACAGATTGTGCTTGACATATAAACTGCTGTCTTTGATATGCATGTTCTACAATCCATATTTGATTTATTTCATTTGCTGTTTTAAATATTTCTTTTTCAGTATCAGTAAGAATATCTAAATGTTGTACTGAACCATCACTACCTGATATATCTTTCCAAAGATTCTCTAGCTTCTTACCTTTCAGTCCTTTCGATTTAAAAAGCTTTTCCAAGTATTTGTTCTTAACTTGATAACTGCCTGATAAAGTTTTATGAGTATAGCAATTAGCTCTATAAGGCTCAATACTAGGAGAAGTCCCACTACATATAATCCCACTACTAGCATTAGGAGCAATAGCCATGAGGTTAGCATTTCTACGACCTGAACCATGGATGTCAGGAGCTTCGCCCCTCTCGACAGCAAGTTCTTTAGTTGCTGCATTCGCTTTTGACTTAATGTATGTAAAGGCTTTATGGTTAAATCCAGTTGCGAAAATACCCTCAAAAGGTATGTTCCTAGATTGTAAATATGCATGAAACCCCATTGCACCCAAGCCGAGACTTCTCTCTCTATATGCCGAATAGGCAGACTTAGTATATCCTTCTTTGCCTTCTCTAACATAATTTTTAAATCGTTTAAAATTTGCACTATATTCTCCTAGTTGAGTTGTATCTATAGCATTGTCAATGTAATGTTGTAATACATTATCAAGCATAGTTATTAAGTCTTTTATAAAGTTATCATCCTTAGACCACTTATCAAAGTTTTCTAAGTTTACAGAAGACAAACAACATACTGCTGTTCTTTCTTCATCAGTTGGTAAAGTAATCTCTGAACATAAATTACTTTGATTAATTTTTAAACCTAAATCTTTTTGTTCTTTTGGTAAATGTTTATTACAAGTATCAATGTTAATCATGTAAGGTTCACCGGTTTCAGCACGGGCATTTATTATCTGCCACCATAAATCTCTAGCGTTAATAACCTTTACAGCTTCATTAGTTTTAGGGTCAATCAATCTCCAGTCTTCATCATTCTTTACTGCATCTAAGAAAGCATCAGTAAGATTAACACCATTATGTAAATTTAAATTCTTTCTGTTTATATCTCCACCAGATTCTTTACGCATGTTTATAAACTCTTCTATCTCTGGATGAGATATATCCATGTATGCAGCATAAGAACCTCTCCTAGTTGTACCTTGATTAAAGGCTAACATCTGAGAGTCTACTACATGCATGAATGGAATTGAACCAGTTGAACGACTGCCATGAGCAGTAGGTATCCCATTGCTCCTAACATCTCCCCAGAATCCACCGATACCTCCACCCGAACTAGCCAACCATATATTTTCATCGAAGTGAGCAGATAAACCATCCCTGCTGTCAGGTACATAATTAAGAAAGCAAGAGATAGGTAGCCCACGAGTTGTTCCCCCGTTACTAAGTATAGGAGTGCTAAACATGAACCACCTGTGGGAACTGTAATCATAAAGTCTTTGAGCCAATTCATAATCTGTTTCTCCTTTAAATGTTGCTCCAAATACTGAAGCTCTTGCAAAAGCTTCTTGAGCATGTGTTTCGTTATCCCAAAAATATCTATCTTTTAATGTATCAATACTAAACTTATCAAAGTTTTTTTCTCTATCATAATCTATAACAATACCTAAATATGGTTTATTTCCTATCTTATCTTCAACCATTATTTTTCTCCTAAATGATACTCTGTATCTTCTAAAGCTATGGCTATAATAGCATAATGTATTATTTTTAGCAGGTCCATTTCTGCATCTGTTCCATCTTTTTTACCACATCTCATAGCATACTTCATAATGTTACCCATACAAAAACTTTTACCATGTCCTGCATCTATTATCATATCAGTAGCTTGATACTTTCCTTGTGCGTAATGTCTTTCATATGTACCATCAACATATCTTTGTATTTGTTGTATGATATTATCTTCATTAAATTTATATTTCATTTCCATTCCTCTGGTAATGTTTCTTCACTATACCATGTAAAGTTATTTGTCTCTGCCCATTCAGCATGACTTCTCTTAGTTCCATCTTTTCTTTTTTTAGCTTGTGGCATTGGAGCATAAGGTTTTTGAAATAAAAATACTAACTCAAATTCTCCTATTTGTTCTTTTAAAGATTCCCTTATCCAAATATACTTACTATATTCAGCATAGTCCCAGAACCTACCTTTAGCTTCTAGTAATATTGTTTGACCATTAATAACTTTTATAAAGTCCGGTTCATACTTATGTTCAACAATATAATCTATATATTTATTATGATGTTCCCAACCTTTTAAAACAGATTGATGTATATCATATTCCCATTTGCTATCGTACCCTTTAGGTACATTAACTTTTTTAGGTCTAGGTTTCCTAGGTTTCCTAGCCATTAAAGTAAATTCTTTACTTGTATGTCAGGATTTCTTTTTACTTGTTTGTAAAACCATCTTAAACTATAAGCACTTAACATAAATTTATTATTAGCAAAGATATGTGTTTGTTCTGGTAAGAACTCATGTAAGTTCTTTACATTTATTTTAGTTTTATCTTCTCCATCCGGTGTCATAGTTCTTAACCAAGCTATCAATAGATGTTCTGCTTTTCTTCTTAACTGTTTAGACTTCTTGCCACTCATAATTTTTTACCAGTTGCCAATACTTTAATATACTATTAAACATTTCTTTATGTTTCTCATGTGATTCTGTGTCCCATATATGACAAAGAACTAAACTTGTATCTGCTCTATCTACAAAGATAGAAACTCTTGTAGGGTCATCTATGTTACAACCTTGAGCATAAGCGGAAAGTTGCATACCATGTTCATCATAAACTAATTTAGCAGGGTCTTTACCTTCAAGGTTATCTTTAGTTTTAAAGTCCACGAATATTCCTGACTTAGAATATAAATCTATCTTGCCACCATAACCTTGATTAGCACAAAAAGAATCCTCTGCAATCCAATCTTCTTTTGGGAAGTTATCATCTAACCATGACTGTATAATTTTATAAGGTGCAGTTTTCTCTTCTCCTAAGAAACCTTTTTCTATTTGAGCATGTATTATAGTTCCTTCTTTTGCAGCTTTAGAACCAATCTGTTTAGCATCAGCCTTACATCTATACACAAAAGAATCCATAGACTCTTCATCTCCTATGTCTAAAGTGGCTGCAGATTTTATAGCTTGAGTTATCTTCCAGTTCTCTAATGCAGGTTTAGCAACCATGCCAAGAATAGTAGTAACAGAAGGAACAAGTCCTATGCTTTTAGCATCTCTTAATGTAGTGTTTCTCTCTTTCCCATTAGCACCTATGATGGTGTACATGGGTTCTCCCTCAAGAGAATACCAATGTCCTGATTCGGATGTAAACTTATTATACTTGTCTAATTCAGTTTTGTCAAGTGTTTTATTCATTTTCTAGCTCTTTAAATGTTTTATATACATCAGATGTAAATAATTTTTGTATGCTGACTAACCATAACCTACTTGCGTTGTGGTCTCCACCACTTACAGACTTTTTAAAATCTAATTTTTCCATGAGTTGTTTTAATTTAGGTACATCAAATATAAGAGTACAAAAAATATCATCTTTAATACAAAGGTTATGAAACCAGAAGTCTGCCTCAGTTGCTATTATACCAGAAGGTTTACCATAAGACTCATATTCAATACAAATATTACCTGTTTTCATCCATGTATCTCTTTCTGATTTAACTTCTATCTTCTTGTTTAAGAACATATCAATTATTTTTTCTTCTCTTATAGTTCCATATTGCAAATCAATATCAAACTTCTTTCTGTTTTCTTTAGTGGGTTTCACTCCAATCACCTCCGATTTTATATTGACCAGTTAAATCGCATCTCATATTAAACTGCTCTGTTACTTTTTCTATACACTCTACACCTTTCCTACCTACACAATCAGCTTGAGATTCTTTAACTTCTAACTGCCACTCATCATGTATGTTTGCAACAAACTTAGCATCAAAAGTATTTAGTTTAATTATTTGATATAAATTAATCATAGCTTGTTTCATAACTATAGCACCACTACCTTGTAATAAAGTATTAAGTGCTGAATGCTGACTTCTTACATGTATTCTTCTACCATCTATGCCTTTTAAAAAGCCACGATTAGATGCTTGTTGTACTCTGTCTCTTAATTTTTTAAGAGCCGGTAAGTTACGGAAGAATCTTTCTTTTAAGGCTTTACCTTTTTTAATATCGCCATTAATAATGCTACCTATCTTAGCATCTCCTGCACCATAGACCAATGCATATATAAATGTTTTAGCTTGGTCTCTTGTTTGTAACCCTGCTAGTTTTTGATTAGTAGAATGTATATCTCCGTTTACAACTTCTTCAATATAATTAATGTCATTCATGTAGTGTGCTAACATTCTTAACTCAAGACCACTAGCATCAATACCAACTAATCTATAACCTTCAGGAACAGTCCAACAAGAACGACACTCCTTACCATAAGGGCTTCCTAAGTTTGGAACTTGAGCCATATTAGGACCTCTATGTGTCATTCTACCTGTGATAGTTCCATTAGGTATAACTCTACCATGAACTCTATCTTCTTTTAATTCATCTATCCATGATGATACCTGTGCTATTCTCTTTTGATATAACAAGAAGTCAGCTATAAGTTTAGCTTCTTTAATATGCTCAATCTTTTTAAGAGTAGCCTCATCAACAATAGGTTGACCAGTAGGAGTAAACCTTTCAGGTTGCCAACCAAAATCAATAAGATATTCTCCTATTTGTTTTCTACTACCAAGATTAAAGTCAACTAACTTTCTTCTCATAAAAGGATTGTGATTACCAGACATAAGAATATTATCATACTCATCATCTGATAATCCTCTCTTACTTAACTGACCATCTTTTTTTATATATGGAGTTACAAGTTTGTCATCTACTAATTTAGGTTGAAATGTTTTTTGTACTTCATCTTCTACATCTGCCATCTTTTGTCTAAGCTCTGCTAATAAAAGCATTGCTTGTTTACTGTTAAAATAAAATCCATTCCTCTCTTGTTCCAACATTATTGCAGAAACTAGATGTTCTAAATCAACAGATTGTTTACTAAATCCTCTACCTTCGTTAAGTAAATATTTATATACAGTTTCATTTAAGATTACATCTTGCTCACAGTAGTCAAGCATTTGTGGAGAATAGTTTTCAAACTCAGGTTGTTCTTGTTTAGGACATGATAGTTTATAGCCCCATGTTTTAAGGCTGTGTCCGTTTTCTCTAATTGGATTATAAAGTCTTGACATGACAAGAGTATCTACTATCTTGCCTTTGTATTCAAAGTTATGAAGTCTTTGAAGAACCGGTAAATCAAAACCAATTATGTTATGACCTATAAGAGTTTCAGCTTGACTTAAAAAATTAAGTCCTTCTTCTATTTCGTTTGGTGAAAACTTATGAACTGTACCATCAACTTCTTTTGCAACAATACACCAAACTCTAGTGGCATCTAAGTCATCTGTTTCTATATCAAATACTATTTCAGAAATCTTCTGCATGGAATGTCTCCTCATCGGTTACTTCATGTAATCTACCTGTATCAATATCATATCTTAAACTACATGCCATGCCTGTATCCCCTGTGTATCTTGATTTAAGTACTCTAACTTTTGTAATATTTGCTTCATCTGGATTCTCTGCTTGTTGATTTCTTTCTAATGCTATCACACAATCGGACAACTGTGCAATTCCTTGAGAACCTTTAAGATGAGATAGTGAAACTTCAATACCTTTCTCGTGTCCTCTATCTCCTTGTGCTCTGCGTAGATGAGAAACAAGTATCATCCCGACACCTGTCTCCTCTACTAGACTTCTTAGTCTGTTCATTAACATATCAATACCTCTTCTTTCATCCCCTTCGGTAAGTACATTAACAAGCATGTGTAAGTGGTCTACTACTACCCAATCACATTCACATCCAACAATAATATATCTTAGCTTAGAAAATATTTCATCTATATCTGTAGCTCCTAAGTGTGCATGAATAAACACTCTACCTTTTTGTATTGCTTTATCAAACAAATCCTGTAACTCATCGTTACTATAGTTCTCTCTCTTCTCAGATAAATAAATCCTATCGTTAGCTTCAATAGAGACAATACCATCAGCAGTACGCAACCAGTTTTCTTCAAGTGCTAAGATACCTACATTATCTTTTGTATTCTTAATAAGATGATGCTCAAGTTCTCTAGTCACACTAGACTTACCAAGACCTGTTCCACCTGTGAGGGTAACAAGTTCTCCTTTACGCATACCATATAACTTTTTATTTAATCCTTCCCAAGGATAAGCAATACTTTCTTTTACTTCTCTGTTAAGCCAGTCATCTTTCTTACTAGATAAATCTAAAATGCCGGAGGGTGTGTATGTCTTAGCTTCCCACCAAGCAGTAGAAAATTCTTGAAACTTTTTCTTAGCTAACATTTCGTTAGCATCTTTGTAACCATTGGGTAAGTTTATTATCTTTGCCTTGCTAGGTTTAAGTATTCTAGCTACTTGTCTTGATGCTTCTATACCTGCCTTGTCATTATCAAAACAAAGAACAACATTATCAAAGCTCTCAACAAACTCAATGCTTTCTCTTATATCTTTAACTGCTGATGAAGCTCCTCGTTTAATTGATACAACACTAGACTTGCCTTGCATCAATTCATAGACTGCCATTGCATCACACTCTCCCTCAGTTATTGTAAGATACTTGCCACCTTTGTTACGATATAGTTGTTCTCCAAATAATCCTGTGCCTTGGAATGTACCATTACATGCGAAGTTTTTATTATCAACATACCTAGTCTTGGTAGCAACTATCTCACTACCATTATGATATGGATATATGTGTTGTTTGACTTGACCATTGTGGTCTTTGACTATCTTAACTCCAAACTTTCTAGCTGTCTTTTCAGATATGTTTCTATCTGTAAGAGGTGCATAGTTTCCTGTATATGAATTAAGAAAAGATGTTTCAGGTTGTTTCATGGGTACAATAGTACTATCATTTGTACCCATATCATCTGCTTTATCGTAGTCTGGAATGAAAGCATTACAACTAAAACATTTAGCTGACCCATTTGCATTAAGTGAAACTGCATCACTACTACCACACTTAGGGCATGGTAAGTGGTGCTTTATAAATGTTGTGTTCAATTCTATCTCCTGTATAAATTGTGGCTAGTCACATGGTGGTTTAGTTCTCATTTGTGTTTCATACTTAACCTTATCTCTTGTCTACTCTAATTTAATAGAGGGTAAGGATTTTACAAAGTCGCACTTCCTAGCCACTTGCTAGTTTTCTGGTTTAGGTCTCTAAAACTAGCAAAATCGACTCTAGCGTTTGGCTTTGTTGTTTAAAGTCTGTACAAACCTCCTCACCGAGGGAAAATCAGACAAGCAAGAGGTTAGGAATCTTCTTCTGTGGAAGAATCATCCTCGGTCATTCCCTCTTCGGAGTCATCCGGTGTAGCATCACCATCTTCTGTTGGAGTTTCTGCTGATTCACTTGTAGGTGTATCAACTACAGCCTCATCTCTGTTTTGCAATAAAATTGCTAAGTTATTTCTATGAGTAGCAGTACTAAACTGTAATGCTTCTGATACTACACTTAGAGTTCCTACTTTATTAATAATTACATTTGCCTCCATTTGGATATTATCATCAGTAATATTATTAGTATCCCAAGTAGTAGTTGTTCCATCATCTAGTGTTATTGTTATAATCATAATTAAAATTCCTCGTTGTCATCAAAAAATTCAGAGCCATCCTCTGACTTATATTCTACTAACTCTATTACTTGAACACCTTGTAGGTCAAGGCTTTTACCAGACTTACCGGCATATTCCCATTCAAATTCACTACATTGAACTCTTACTTTAGAGCCATTACCAACAGCTAAATTAATGTCTTGTTTATTAACATCAATTAATCTTGGTGCATTTCGTATCATTCCATTAGGACCATTGACTTTTCTTTTAATTACTAAAGCCGGTCCTTCATTCATTTGTTTTATAGTGTGTCCACGACCCGCAAAGTCATCAGCTACACTCTGTTCTACTACTAAGTTAATAGTATAAACAGGTTCAAAAGTGGTATTCGGTGTTTTAATACTTGCCCAATACCCAGTTCCTTCAACTATCATATTTACCTCCTTCGGTATTAAAGTTTAAGTTGAGAGTTGTGAGCCAACTACTCTCAAAGTTGTGGATTAACCAAACCTTCATACTATATACATGGAGATAGGAGGGCTGTCGGTTACTCATTATATTTATTATAACAGAATTATTCATCTGTGCCTAATAAAATCTCATCTAAATCATCAAGATTTATACTGTCTAATATCTCTACTATAAAAGTATCTCCTTTATATTCAACAGTATGTGCAATGTCAATGTTTGCTTTCTCTTTAATGACTACTAAACTTTCTGTAAAATGTCTATATTCTTCTTTAGTCAATGTCGCTTTCATCTTCTGCTATTAATTCCTCATTAACTATTATATCTCCTGTCAGCACTCCTAACCCTGCGTTTACCCCTACATCATGTCCGGTATCTTCGTGATAAGATAAGTAATCAGATAAAGAACTGTAATCATTATAAAGATAATCAATTTTTTGCCTAATTAAATCTTGTTGTTCTTTAATACTATACATCTGTCTGCTGACACCATTTACTTTTTCATTCATTAAAAACCACATTGAAATCATCATTCCAACTATAGCTATTTGTATCATTAAATTATGTTTCATCTTCCTTGTCCTCTATATTTTTTATAACTTCTTTTTTTGTTCTTGTTCATGTGAGACATTGATATTTTAATACGCCTAGAACGACCTCCTGTGCCTTGTGAGGTACACTTTTTAGTATGCTCTATACTTTGTATTACTTTAATTCTTAAAGCCATTCTACCTTATCTTTTTTACGCTTGTCGTTGTACTGTGTAACTTGTTTACCATTACCATAACAAACAATCATCTTAGTCCACTTACCATTAGCATATCTACAATCAATAGAAGTTACTTGCTTATCTAATTTTTCCTGTGCTAGTTCTTCTTTTCTCTGCTCTACTAAATCTTTATATTGTGTCATGCTTTGTCCAGAATTAATCCTTTAACAAAAACATGAGCAACCTCTTCTAACATAGTCTGATATATATAACCCTCTTTAGCATCTATGCCCTCGGTATCTAATACTCTTTGCTCAACTTTATTTACTATGTAATGTAAGTTATCTGCTGATATTAATCTTAGCATTTCAAAATCTCTTAATGCTACTTCTTCTGTTCTACCATATAAAGTCATAAGTCCTCCTCCATTACTTTAAAATTAGAGTCGTAAATCTTTTCACTATCTGCCCACTTCCAATCTATTTCAAATCTGTAAGTAGGGTCATAAGTTCTAACCACTCCATCTTCAAACTCAACTGTGAGTTCGCTATACTTTATATAATGGTCAATCACTTTGTCCCAATCTATATCAAGTTCTGATAAATCAAACTCAATCTTTTGGTCGTAACGGGCTTGTAAATACTTTGGTTTACTCATAGTTATTTCTCGTATACATATACATCCCACCTACTAGCCTCTTCCAAAGATGCAAACGGGAAACTTCTTCTAACATACAAGGGATTATTCTTTCCCCATCTGCCTTGAAGTTTAACATAGTGTTTTCTTTTAGTATGTCTGTTGATTAGACTAACACTTTTTCTAAGTTCTTTCAACTGGTGTAGCTGACTTAGAACTTGGTCGCTGTTTTTATCTACTGTCAATACATATCTGCTAGTCCTCATCTTCTTCCTCCAGTTCATTTAAATATTCATCAACTCTATTGGCTACCCAATCGGGTACATCTCCTATTGCTTGTTCAGTTCCATCTTCCCAAACAATACCCAAATTCCATGCTGTTATTTTCATTTGTTATCTCCTTTAATGTATTTATGTGTATCTCTATTCCATGTTAAATTAAATAAGTTAGTCATTCTCCATTTGATTGTATCTAAATTACAAACATCAGACATATAAACATCTTTCATTTCTGAATAATTATCTAACATATTATCAATTTGATTAACTCTTGTAATCCAATCATGCATTTCTTCGGGTGTTAGTTCTATAGTTGTTTTATTTTTTAAATGTTTAACTTTCATATTGTTTATCCTCCATATTATTAATTATATCTTCCATCATGCTATCATCTAGCCAAAGATATTTCCTGTTGCTGTTTCTTTCTACTAAATATTTTATAGTATCAAGTCCTTGCTCTTTGTAAACTATTCCAAGCAATCGTGTAAGCAATCCTATCTTATCAAGTGTTGCCTCGACATCTTCCTTTTCAAAATAGTATTCGTTATATGTTCTACTCATGCTACCTCCTCAGTATCTAATTCATCTACTAAATCCCATACATCATCAAATGCCTCTGATACTTCTACATCACATACTTTTGACTCTACTGTATCGGTTAGTTTAGTTAAAACATTTCTCAATTTATTCCATTCTTGATATGTCATTCTACCCTCCCCTCAAACCTTTCTCGTACTAATAGTTCTAGTATCTCTTCTCGGTCTTGTAGTGTGTGTAAGCCATTGTTCATAGCCATTAGGATTATTTGATGTTCAAGAGTTCCGTTCTCGTTTTCTTGTAACACCTCATCTCTTATAGTCTCTATAACTATATCGTTGTGTAAGCTACTCATGTTTTTATCTCCTTATAAAACTCATTAATGTAATGTCTAACATCAACCCAAGCATTTTGTAAATCTTCTGTAGATTCATCTGCCCATTCAACTTCTCTTGTTATGACATCATCTATTATCTTAACTTTATCTGCTATACTAAGTTCCTTTGTCATTGTTTTACCCTCCTTACAATTATATCTTCGTTATCTTCTGTAGGATATTGATAGACTACCCAATCCTTTTTAAATTTATGAGTTCTATATAGTCTTTCAAATTCCTCCATGTTCATTGATTTATATTCGTAGATAGAAGTATAAAGTTTTCTTCTTGTTCTTCTTCTATCCCTTTCTGTCTTTAAAGATTTTAACATATCTATTTAGGTTATGCAACTAACCATTCCTCCTATCTTTTGCTTGTTGCTTTTTCTTCTTCTCCAGTTCTTTATCTACTGGTCTTTGCTGTGCTTGTTTCTGTGCCATTAAATGTTTTTTCCATCGTTGTCATAGTACATAGCTGTTCTTTTGTCAGTATCGTCTTCATCATCATCACAAATAAAAGTATAGCTTATAGAATCTTGATTAACTTCTCCTCTTCTCCATTGAACTGGACAATCATCTAGCCAATCATAAAATTCTTCTTTCATCTTCTCATCTGCATACATCATCTTTCTCCTTAAATTTTAATACTACCATGTCTTTTTTAAATCCCACAATACACCACCCTAGCCTTGATAGTTCTAACATATCAGACAATAGGGTAGTCATGGGTAAGATTTTAATTACTTGGCTCATGTGTTACCTCCTCTAAATCTTTTACCCATTCTTCATTTTGTATATCTTTTGATGAAAATAATTCAATAAAAGGCTCATCATAATCTAAAAAAGATTCTATAATTTCAAATTCTCCTGTTACAAAATCTCTCTTATGGTCTTCTTCTATATCGTAAGGAATATATAAACGCACTTCTGCATTTGGATTTATATTCTCTAACTGTTTCATTAATTGCTTAACTGTTGTTGTCATTCTGACACCTCCATTAAATTGTTAATGAAATGTTTTCTTTCTCGTATACATTCCTGTCTTAATTTTTCAATGCTATCTAAATCCATTAAACCATCATGCCCTTTACAATAAATAGTTCTTGGATAATATCCATATCTATTAAATTTAGCCAAGTCAAAACCGATTTCTATATCTTCGCCTGTGCAAATATCTCTAGGATTTAACAAACAAATATCTTCAGTTCCTCGTTCATCTTCCCCAAAAATATAAAACTCTATTTCATAATCATCTGACTTATCTTTAATCATTTCTTTTAATTGTCCTACAGTTAAAGTATTATTAAATTCACTCATATGACACCTCCCTCTAAACATTTATTAAAAGCATACTTTGCCCCGTTCACTCTAATATTTTCTTCAAGTTCAGTTAAAGGTAAATGACATAACCATTTAATGTCTATTTCTTTTTCATAGTCAGATAGTTTTTTATTAGATAAAATGCTATCAACCTTTTTTATGAATTCTTCCTTTTCTTTTCTTTTTTGTTTTGTATATTTACTATCAATTATCATAAGACCTCCATGTCTATATAAACTATATAATGCCCGTGCTATTTAGAATTTGTCAAGTCTTTTTTTAAAATAATTACTATTTATTTTTAAAGCCTTGTAAGACTGTTAGATATTAAATAAGGGTAGCAAAAGGGTAATTAATTAAATTGCTCTTGTAGGCTCTTAAAATTAGTTTAAGGTAGTCTTTCAGACTAAATAAAAAAAAGCCTGAGATTAATCAGGCTATAAAACTTTTGAAGTTTTTTAGGGGGTTATCTTTTTGTTAATTTATCATAAATTTCTTTTTGTAAAATTTCTAATTGTTTAATTTGATAATTAGCTGATATATCAGTTTGTTCTGATATTGTATACAACCTATAAATTAAAGTATCAATTCTTTTACTATAATAATCTGCATTATATTTAGCTTTCATAATTCCTCCCAGTTAAAATTTAAATTTGTAAATCCAATATTAATAAAACTTAATCTAATTGCTAAGTCTTTAAAATCTTTATCATAGTTTATATAAAACTTTGTAAGATAATCAAAGCATAAATATAAATCTATTGCATATCCTAAAGTTTGTATTTGAAAACCATAAATATTCTCACCCCATACTATATCTGGTAGTTTATTAATTTTCATTTATGCCCCCTAGTTATTTAAATTAGTTAATATATATTCGCCACTAGCAATCTTTTTTCTAGTATCGGCTATGCCCTCGCCTAGAAATTCATTCCTATATTTTCCTGTAGTGACTGAATAATCCCAATAATACTCATCAAGGTATATTTTACCTTTTGACCTTTTAGCTATCATACTTCTATAACTTTGGAAATATTCATCCCCGTTATCAGTTATTAAAAATTGATTAGCTACTTTGTTTCCTCGTGAGCTTGTCATATTTTCTACTTTCATAATTTATTTACTCCTTGATTTTAGTTCTTGTTTAGCTTGTTCAAGCCTTTTATTTTCTTCATCAGTATTTAAAACTGACATCATGCTCAATGCTTTTATCATGTTTTTAAGCTCCCATGTTGCATATTGTTTCATAATTTATTTACTCCATGTTTAAATTATATTTAGTTTCTACCACCAAAAGCCCCAGTTAAGGAGCTTGTTAAGGTGGTTAGAGGTTATTTTATATTACTATTGTTTCCTTATCAAATGTATTATTTTCTAAGCCTTTCCTAGTTCTTGAAAAATATACATTACTATCGTTTCCAAATTTAATAATGTTTTCTAAATTAATACTTTCATTATCAAAATAATCACTATTTATTTTTGCAAGGGTATCAATAGCATTTAATATTTTATCCCTTTCATTTTCTGTATCACATTTAATTGTAATGTTATAAGTGTCTTTCATAATATTTTATCTCCTTAAAATTCAAAATTTACATAAACAACTTGTTCAGATTTAAAAAATCTTTCATTGTTTATGTCTAATGCGTTACTACAAGAATACTTTTTAATATTCCTTTGATAGTCTTCTTTAATCCAAACTTTCTGTGAGCTTGGGCTTAGTTTAAAATATTCACCCTTAGGTAAATCTTTTAATTCTGTTACTTCAAAACCAATCATAATTTTTTACTCCATGTTGTGCCATAGCTAACGCCATGACTAATTTAAATTTATATATATCCATATACACACATTACCAAAATGCAAATGAATTGCAACAACTTTATAAACCCTTTGTTTATAAGGGTTTCAGAGGTGGTACTGTATAAAAATTGTACAGCTATAAAGTACGAGAATGGATTATAAAGGGTGGTTATAATGTATTATAAGGGCTGTGAAGTATGACACTTGTATGACACTTTTGCTGTATAAATCCCGCCCTTTAAAACTTCAAAGATTCCATAAACTAGATAAATTTTATAATCTTTGAGTGGCTTTCCCTAGATTTTAAAGGCTATCTAATCTATAAAGTTATCCACAGGTTATCCACAGACTATAAAGACT